CAACCAGTTTTAGATGTTAATCTAGCTGCCAAGGTTGATGGTAACGTGGTGATAGATGGTGATAATAAAACCATACAAGCACTACTCGTTAATGGTGATGTAACTATCAACGGAAATACAAATCAAGATGGGGATATAACTGCAACTGGAACCGTTACGGCAGCAACTCTTATTGGTGCTCATACAGGTGGTAGTATAAGTGGTGGTGTTAGTGGTAAATCAGCTGGTGCAAAGGCATTTGATATTCCTCATCCATCAAAAGAAGGACATAGATTACGTCACATTTGTTTAGAGGGGCCAGAAACTGCTGTGTATTATCGAGGCAGACTCAAAGGTTCAAATATAATTGAATTACCATCATATTGGAGAGGTCTTGTTCATGAAGATAGTATTACAGTTCAATTACAATCAATCGGAAAACATCAAAATCTTGTGATTGAAAGTTTTAATAGTTCTTATGTAGTGATTGAACTTGGTGCAAATCAAGATTTTCTAACTAATGAAATTTTAATTGATTGTTTCTACCATGTATATGCTGAGAGAAAGGATGTTGAAAAACTTATTCCAGAGTATGAAGGAACTGACATGAGTGATTATCCTGGCGATAATTCCATTTATAGTATCAATAAATAAGACTCATAAATAAAACAGAAGAAAATTTGTACATAGCCC